TTTGTTTTAGAATTTTATTGAGACGTAATTTCCTTTTCCTGTATCTTGAGACTCCGCAAGATAGTCTTTAAATGATTTCATAGAAAGCAAGATATATCCATCTTATTTGTTTGAATTGTAACTGTTTTTCCATCCACGGGAGCGATGTTGTATTTTGATTTGATTTTCATACCAAATTGCATCTCAAATGTGAATTGGTAATTACCAGATCCTTTATATTGCACTCTGGCTCTGTACGTTGCTTTGGCGGACGATCCAAACGTAGGAACGTTTTTCAGAGATAATGGATTTTTGGTTCCCATAGTATAGAATCCGTGGGTGCCGATATTTACATAATAGGTGTTTTTTTTATTGTAATACTGCTCGATTTTCGTTGCTGGAATCTCACCCTTAATATCTTTGAAAGTATCTCGATCTCTTTCATATCTTTGCATTGGAGTAAGTTTCCCAGCAGTGATGTTCCAGTGATTATCTCGATCTCTCTTAAATGGAACCTCAGACCAATTTTTGTTAATTAAATCAAACAATCTGATCTCTTTAGCTAGATCTCGGATGAATATCTTCTCATCCTCATCGCTCTTAATATCACCAAAGCCCCACGATTTTGTCTTTGAGTCGTATTTGAGAACCAGAGATCCCGCGGACGCTGCGGATATTTTCAGTTCACACCCAGCTTCCTTATTCTTGTAGAGAAGCATTAGGTCTGGTTGATTATGTCCCGCACCGGCAGGCTTAAAATTCTTCGGAACATAGCCCATGGGCTTGAGTATGTTTGTGGCGTTTATTTCGTACTGAAATCCTTGTTGTGCCGTCATAGCACCCCCTATTTGTCTGTTTGATTATTTAGTCGAGAATACCACTTAGGGTGAGGAAATCCAGACGCGAAAAAGGGCTCCGAAGAGCCCTTTGAGGTAGTCCGCTGAATTAAAATTACAGCAGGTTCTTAACCACAAGCTTGCGGTAATAGATGTTGGTGCCACTTGCGTTCGATGTGAACGGGTTAGCAACCAGACCGTAACGAGTACGGAACGCAATCTTCGGCTGGAACGTGTTAGGATCCGTAGCACGATACATTTGCAGTGGTACGTATGGGCAGAAGAACATACCTGCGTCCATACGGCTTGCTCCCTTGTATCCAACCAACAGGAATTGGTCGGCGGTGCCGTTTGCAACGAATGGGTCGACGTACACCTTGTAGCGTCCGTTTAGAACACCAGCAAAAGTGCTAGAAGCCTCATCGACCGTCAGGTTTGTGGAGAGTGCTGGAGCGTAGTCCAAAACACCTGCCATTGCCAATGCCGACGCTACGTCTGCAGAAGCGATGATGATGTTACCCTTACCACGGCGAGTTTGTTGATAGACAACGTTTGCTTCGCGTTCGATTTGGAACAGGAGACCTTTGAATTTCTCGACCGACCAACGACCATTGGAGTCAACGTCCAAGTCAAACTCGCCTGGTACAGCGGTTGTACCTGCGTTAGCGCCAACCTTAGCGCTGGTGTAAACCGTACGCATGATTTCGCGGTTCATTTCGTTCGTAATTTCTTGCGAAAGAATGTTGCTCAATTCAGCTTCTGCGTCCAGACCATGCACAGACTTCAAGTCTTGTGCGAGTTCGACAGTGTATTCTGCCTTCAGTGCGCGTGTTTGTGCGACAACCGATGTCTTCTCGATCGAGAATGCCATCTGATTGAACGTGCCACCTGGGGTACCGCTGGTAGAACCAAGCGTTTCACCTTCAGCTGTCGTCATACCCGTACCAGTTGTCTTGGTCATCGCAGCATCTAGATCGCCTTGATGTGTACCCTTACCGGAAAAGTCCGTGTCTGCTTCGTTGAACAGAGCTTCAGGACCACCTTGCGTACCGTACTTGCTCTTCATTGCGAAGATCAGTCCAGTTGGTTGGGTCATTGGCTGAACGCCGCAAATGTCATAAGCGATCATTGCAGGAGCAGCACGGCGAACCAAGCTGATCAGTACTGGGTCGTACTTTGCGACACCACCGCTGTCGGGCATCGCACCGGCTGCGTTGTTGTGTGCATCTTCATTCAACGACTGGCGCTCACGGCGCATTTCGCGTTCTTGGTTTTCCAAGAGAACTGCGGTGTCTGCTTTACGAGCAGAGTCTTTGATTGGAGCAAGATCTGCGTGCTCCAATACTGGTGCCCACTTCTTAACGAGGGCTTGGATGTTTGTTTCTTCCATGATGGTCTTCCTTTAAATTTTGTTACGAGTCAGTGCCGCAACATACGCGTTGATCGAAGAATCAATTTGTGGTGTGCGGGTTTCTTCTTCAATAATAACCGGCTCGTCAGTTACGACGGATTCCGATAGTTGCTTTTGGTTTTCAGCTGTCTTCTGGAAGAAATTCTCGCGAATTGCTGCCAACTTATTCTTAAAACCGTCTTCCGTGTCATATGAGAGGCCTTCTGCCAGTTCCACAAAACGTTCCGTATCCAGTTCCGACAACCCTTCAGCTGCCTCTGAGATGCTTACGTATTTTGCGATATCCTTCAGCTCTTTTCTCAATGCGACATTTTCTTCGAGCATTTCGTCCATTTTGCTCTCCAGCTCTTCATTGACAGAACGAAGTTCATCAAGAACTTCTAGCTCCTGTTCTGGAACATTAATGTGGTGTTCTTCAAACAAGTATTTCATTCCGCTCATAAAGCTCTCGAACAAATCGGCTTTGATGCCGCGTTCCAGGGCAATTTCATTATCAGTCATCCACTGCTCGACAACGTAGTCGAGGTATCCATCAACTTTTTCAGTTAGTCCCTCAACCAATTCCTCTGACTCAGTCAGCGATTTTTGGTCGTGTTCAGCTTTGTATTCATCCAGCGCAGTAGCATAGGATTCTTCAATTGCTTTCACTCTTTGAGCAACTGCTGCTTCGAAAATAGCAGTTGCTTTTGTCTTAAATTCTTCCGAGAGATCTTCTCCAGCGAAAATTGCCGATACATCAATGTCTTCTGTAGGAGCAACGACTTCTGTTGGTGTTGCGTCTGCAGTAGTTTTGGTAGATGTCTCTTCGACCTGATCTTTTGCTTCAAGAAGTTTTGCGGCTTTCTGTCGCAGTTCTTCAAGTAATTCGAGGTTGTTTTCCATAATAGTATTTTCCTATTGGTTTAATGATATTTATAGCGAGCAAGATTTTGCCGCCGATTTTCAGGTGTTTCCATCGATATTACCAACCTGGCTGTTACGCTCGGATTGATTTGAAGAACTGCTCCATCAATTGGAACTTGCGTTCCTCAGATAGTTTGCTCTTCTTGATTTCTTTTTGCGTCTTCTCGAGAATTTGCCCGTCGTCCGTGACGAGCCACTCTTGAGATTCGTTGACTGCGTTTACCCAAGCATCCAATGCGCTAGGGTCGATAACCGCATCTACTGCCGAGATCATATAGTCATTGCCCACGTATGTCGCTCCTGCTCGTTCGGAAACAGAGCCCAATCCTCGTGTGCTAACGCCCATTTGGGTTCCACCATCAAGCAATCCCTTCAGGATGTTTCCTTGCGGCGTCGACAAAATGAGGGCTTTGCCGTAGACATCGTTTCCATCCATGCGGAGTTCCGTGATTCTATGGCTGGCCATTTCTGGGAGAACACGTGGTCTGTTTTCTGGGTGGGACAGTTCCCCTAACGCACGATTCTTAGAAACGTGGTTCTCGACATATGAATTTACCGCAGACTCCATGATGGGCTTTGTGTAGATTCGACCATTGCGATTCTTCTTCTCTGCTTGAGCAAAAATACCCTCAATGAAGAGTTTCTTGGGTCCAACTTCCGATGCTTCTTCTAACAGCTTAACGTCGCTGTATTCTGAGCTCTCTCTTAGGAATTTCATTTATTAGCTCCCCACTGCTTCTGGATTGTCGTATTGACCATAGAATTCTGGTTCAATTTTTGTGACGTATCCTTCTGTTTTTCTTAGCGTTAGATACAAATCTCCGGTTCCCGTAATGGTAACCGAGATGTTACTGGCTTCCTCTGTGTTGTCTGTGTACCCGCCATTGCCCGACATATCCAATTCTCCAGCATTCTGGAAAAGATGGAGAATATTCACGGAATTTCTTGTGACTGTAATGGTATCCGAAGCTCCGGGGCTGATGTTCCACTGTGCGTAGCCGATAGATACCTTAGGAGTGCCTGATACCACTTGATTCGCTGGCAACAAATCTGTAGCAAGAGCAATGGTGCCTGTTCCGTCTGTTCCGGATACTTTTACCACAGCACTGGTATTTGTTAGCTTTAAGACCTTTACTGTGACTGCCATTTTTTATTCCTCAGCGTTTTCTTGTTGGTCGAGATCCGCGGATTCATTGGTACCACCAAACACATCCTCAACAACTGCCGATCGGTATGCATCAATTGCCTGATGAAGCTTATTGTTCATGATGGCATCGAAACTATTTTGAATATCGGTGCTATTTCCGCTGTCAATAGCCAAAACTAAATCTTTACTTGTTTGCATTTCATTGCCTTGTTATATTGGATGTGTTAATTTAAGAAAATTCTGCGATCTGATCAATGAGGCGCTGAAGATCTTCTTCAATCGATTGATCATCCTCGGACTCGTTTCGAAGATCTGCTAACCTTTGTTTTGCATAATCGCGAGACCAGCTACCCTTAAGCTTCTTAAGATTGTCTGCGTAATCCTTAATTTTATCCGCATTGGTCGTTAGACCGTGTTGTTGAATGTGATTCGACAAATCTGCGATCGCTTGTTTAGCTCCTTTGACGTTGCCGGATGCTAAATGTTTTCCGATTTCAGCATGCAATCTTTCTGCGTCAACATTCGGAGCTGTTTTGCCTGCTAGTTTCTTTCCTGCCAACTTTGTCGACGCAGAATTTTTAATTCCATCTAACTCATCCCCTGCCGATGTTTTGGATACTACCTTTCGGTCTCCGTCGAAATGAGAACCCTTCTCTTTTTCCGCAGCTGTTTTATTTACATAATTGGTCTGCATTTTTGGGGCATTTGAGACACGTTCTGCGTGTTTTTTCGTACGCATCTTGTCTCGCTTAACAACCTTGATCTCAATGTTTTTATTCTTAAACGCATCCGCTTCTCCCTTAGTGGCAGAATGAACTAAAGAATCTATAGCCTCGCCCTTTCCATGATGCGGAGAATCGTAATAATGAGTGGGTGGGTAGACCATTTTACCGCCAGCGCGATAAGGTTTAGACTTCCTAGCCTCTCTCCGCATATCTTGCGAATCTGTGGAATGTACGTCGTATTCTGTTCTAGCGCCATATCCATTACCAGAAGAAACCGCTGCCTTAACGGGTTTCCCATCCACATGAACGATCGGCACGTGTCCATCTTCCAATGCTTTATGGATGTGCTGCTTAAGCGTCGAAACGTTTTTGATTCTGCCAGAGGATTCTACCTCAGAATTTTCTCCAGCACCGGCGGATTTGGTTAATGCTTTGATAAGATGATTGCTCAGACCGCTTAAATTTCCGGCACCTTCGTCTAGAGATTCAAAATCGACGATAAAGTATTCCTCGTCAGTAGGGAACATTGCATCCAAAACATCTTCTCGCAAAGAATCAATGGCGCTATGAACTTTTTGACCCATCGCCAAACTAAACTCCTCTTGAATCTTAGAGCTGTTTCCGGCTAAAATCGCTTCAACTAAATTTCTTAGATTTTTCATGTTATCCCTCTTGATTTGCATCTTCTGCATAAGTGCCTTCTGTATTTTCTGGTGCTGTTATCGGCAGAGTCTGCTCTGCCTGCTGCTTTGCAATCTCAGCAATATCGTCGTCTGTTAGACGCAAAACATTCTTTTGAATCCACTCTTTTGAGTAATACTTCCCCACTAAAGGATCTGCCTGCAAAGCGGTTTGTATTCGAGTGTTGAGGATTTCATTTTCCTTCAACTCCGAGAAATAGTTATCATGGGAATAGATGATTCGAATCTTTTCCTTGATTTGATCCCAATCATCAGAAGATATAATCCCCTTTGAAATCAGCTGAATTCTGAGAGGATCTAACAGGACTCCATTAAATTTAGCCCTAAGCTTTCCGATGAACTTGTTGAACTTAATCTCATCTCGAGATACGGTATCGCTCTTTCCGATGCTGAAGCCTGTGTCCGGCTTAGTCCTAGAGATAGGAACGTTCAATGAGTGGTACAATTTGTTGAGGAAATAATCCAAATCATCCAATTGCCCCAACCCCTGCCCACCTGGGAGAGTTGTAATTTCTGTGCCCTTGCCACCATCTCGTCTGGGCATCCAAAAGTCTTCCATCATCGAGAGGTGGCGCTTTGAATCAACCACGTCTCCGGTAATAGCATCATATGACAGTTTGTTCTTAAACT